GATCAGATCGAAAGAGGGTTTGAACAGATCGCCGTTCGCGCCTTCCAGGGTAAAGCCGTTGACGGCCATGCCCAGGTAATGGACGAACTTGTTGGTCAGGTCGTTGTATTGCCGCTCCAGCGCCATCGTGGTCAGCGTGGTGCCGTTCGTGATCTGCGCCAGCGTATTGATGGTCATGGCGGCGGTTTCGTCCACCAGCAGGTCCGTCTGTTTGACCGTGATCACGGTGGTGGTGGCAGCGGCCACCTTCGCCTTGAAGTTCTGGGTGGGCGTGGCCACATGGATCCACTCCCCCACAGTCGGGGTGTTGGCCCACGCGCCCGTGCCGATGGTGATGGTGTTGCCCGCCGCGGCGATGGTCGCGCTGGCAGCGTTCAGGACGGACACCGGACTGGACCACCCAGCGGACAGCAGGGAGTATTCCAGCCAATCGTCCCAGGCGTCGTAGGACAGTTCGCCCGCCACGGTGCCAGCGGCGCCAATGTCGGTGCGGATCACATCCGGGATCTGGCGGTCAGAACGGATTTCGGTGGACACCTGGTGTCCGGTGTTCTGCTTCAGGGATTCGCTGCTGAAACGCAGCGCCTTCCAGCCCGTGCCCGGCAGCGTGGCGAAGGTAGCTTCCGGGGCGTAGGCCAGGGAGACACGGTTGCTGTCGGCCTTGGTCATGGTGTGGTGGATGCGCTAGGCATCGTCTGTGAAGAACGGACAGGCGACATTCACCTGCCACCAGGAATCGCGCAGGCCAATGGCCCGCACGCTAGGGGTTTCGAACTGGACCACAGTTCCCGACAGCGTAGCCTTGGCGCTTTTGAAGTGGGTCACGGCTTCGTCCGCGAACTGTAGCGCCAGCTTATCGCCGGTTTCTGCGGGCACGAACACCGAAATAAGCAGGATGCCCGTGGTTCGCGCAACCAGGCTGCCCAGGTCGCGCTGTCGGCTTTCGCCCATGTTGACCGCCATGCGGCACCACAGCCCGGCATCGCCGCCGTCCTGGCGGCTGAAGGGCGCGTTGTCCCAGGCCACATCATCTGTGCCCAGCAGGCTGCTTTCAGCCACCAGGGCCAGGGCGTGGTTTCGGATCGTGTTGTGGGCCGCTTGGAAGGTCACAGGGAAACGGCAGCGGCAGGACCGCTGCTGCTGAAGCTGGCTTCAAGTTCCTGGACGGTCAGCGCGACCATCTGGTGCGCCCGCGTGCGCGGCGTTCCGTCTTCCAGGTATTCGATGTAAGCCACATTGTTTGTGATGTAGGCCACGGACCAGTCGGGGATGCTGGCGGCGCTGACAGACGGCGCCTGCGGTTCTCCGATCTGGCGCACAGCCCTGCCGCCCCGGCTTCTGGAAGGCGGGCGGTCGCCCACGACGCCCTGCGCGGGCGCGGCGAAGGTTACCTGCCAGTTGAACCTGGCGTAGCCGGTGTCCACCGGCGTCTTCTCGGTGACTCCGCGCCAGCCGTCCAGCAGCAGCTTGCGCTGCGCGGTCTTCACCTGCTGCCGCGGCACAGTCGCCGCCCAGGCGTTGACAGTCTGCGTGAACTGCTGAAGGTTCGTGCTGGCCATCAGCCGCCCCGCCTGCGCAGCAGGATGTGGTAAACCGCGATGTCGTTACCGCTGCGGTAGGGGACCACGGCTGCCGCCACATAGGTCACGCCGTCGAAGACAACCAGCATTCCAGGGCGCAGGTTGTCGGACTTGAAAGTGGCATTCAGGCCGCTGGCGGGCAGCCAGGTTTCCTGGTCCTCCAGTTGGATCAGGTCTTCCTTCCAGCGCCTTCCTGCGCCCTCTGGCGGCGTTGCCTTGTAGTCGTAGGTGGTTCCAGACGGCGTGCCAGCTTCGCCCGTGGTGGGGTCGTAGCTGGCTTCCTGCGCATCGCTGGCGTTGGCGTGGAAAGTTAGGGTTTTTCCATACTTCGCCACGATGGTGGCCACCTTCGCGGGCAGCGTATCGTCCAGGACGGTCATGCCCGTTCCATCCGGCCAGGCGGGTTCAGCAGGGCCTTCAGGATCAGCGCCACCTTTCGGAAGGTGCTGCTGCCCGGCTTCACGCCAGCCCACTTGGTCGTGCTGGTGATCGGCCCCACTTTCACGGTTTCTTCGGACACCGCGGGCGTGCTGTTGTCCGCGATGATGCCGGTGCTGTCGCCGGTGGTGGTGGAAGGGCCGGTGTCGTTTAGGTGCTTCCAGGCCAGTTCGGCCACAGCGTCTTCGACCTGCGCGGGCACCGCGGTGCTGGCCACTTCCCAGCCGTCAGGGTCCACCGCTGACGCCCGCGGCCATGCCAGGGCCTGGGCGCTAGACTTCTTCCTGCCGATCCAGCGGCCACCGAACAGCAGATCCAGCGTCTGCGTGGCTTCGCGGATGGACTGTTCCTTGTCCGCGGTGGTGGCGCCTGTCCAGGTGGCATGGTCGCGCAGGTAGGCGGTCACATAGGCATCGACCGTGGCCACGGAAGCGTAGGCGTCAGCCGCGGCCAGGCCAGTCCCGTCTTCCACGGTCAGCGCCATGGCCTATTCCTTCGCCTTCTTGGCCTTCGGCTTCGGCTGGTCTTCCTGCGGCGCCCAGTCCTTCAGCGGCACGAAGCCGCGGGCCTTCCAGGCGGACAGTTCGGCTTTCGGGATCACGCGGGTGCCGCCGGGTCCGCGGACTTCCATGGTGTCGGATCGGGTCACTTACTCGTCTCCTTGCTGATGGCCTTCCAGCCGGGGTTCAGGGTCAGCCAGCGGTCCAGTTCGGACTTTCCGACAGTCGCGGTAGCGCTGCCGTTCGTCACGGTGACCTTCGCGCTGTCCTTGGCCGGTTGCTGCTTCTTCGTCTGCTTCGTCGCCATCGCCGTTTCAGGTTCGCGGGGAAGCGGGCGGCGTGGGCCAGCCGCCGCTGACCCACACGCACCCTAGGAACAAAACCACGGGGAACTAGGCCAGGGCCTAGGTCCGGTTCAGCCGCGCCGCGAAGCGCGAATCCAAGGTCTTGTAGCCGTAGAGGATGTCCAGGGCCACATGGACTTCAGAACTGTTGCCGACATAGTAGACCCGGCTGCGCAGCGACAGGCGGGTGACCGGATCGGTGACGCTGGCGACCTTCGCGCCCAGTTCGTTGCCCATTTCCGGCAGCGGTGCCAGGACCAGGGCAAAGGCGTTCTGGTGCCACGCCAGGTTCACGCCGCTGTAGTCGTCGGTGGCGTTGAAGGTTACCACCGCGTTGTCGGCGGCGGCGGCCTGAAGCGGCGGACTGATGCTGGCGCTGATGGCGCCCGTCGCCACGGTGGCATCCGCGGTCAGGGCGTAGGTCTGCGAATCCCCCGCGATGGTGAAGGTGTCACCGGCCAGGAAGGTTTCGCCGTTCGTCAGCCCGTCGATGGCCACCGTGGTGGCGCCCTTTGCCGTCGCGCCGTTCACCGCGCCCGACAGGGCAGCGCCGGTGCCGCCGGTGTGGCTGGGCGTGTTCTGGTTGGCGAACACATTGAACCCGTATTTCATGCCCAGGCTGCCGGTGCGCTGGACCGCGGTGCCTTCGTCACCCGCGCCGGACTGGAGCGCGAAAGCGGTGTCCAGCAGGAAGTCCTGTTCCACGGTGGTGTCCACCATCAGGTGGAGCTTCCGCAGGTCGCCCATCGGCACGCCCGCGTCCACCAGGAGCTTCCGCACGCCAGCGCAGTTCGTGGCGGCCTTGTTGGCGGCGGTGTTGTAGGCCACTCCAGCACCAACATCCTTGTAAAGGCTGACCATGTTCACATCCAGGTCGCGGGCCAGTTCGTAGGCCGCCGGTTCGATGTGTTCAGCGATGATCTGTTCGGTGGTGAACGCCAGTTCCTTGTCCGTCAGCTTGAACTTCACTTCACGCCACTTGTTCAGCGTGATGTCCACCGATTCGGTGGTGAGGTCAGCGGCGGTGGCCGGGGCGTCAGCGGCAGCGAAGGTGGAAGGGCGCCGGATGCTGATGGTGTCGCCCTTTCCGTAGGTGCGGCGTTCCTGTTCGTAGCCGCGGTGGACACGGCCAGCCATGCCCAGGTTCAGGTGAAGGTGCTTCAGGGCTTCCTGAGCGTAGAAAATGGGGTTGTAGACCCCTAGCGTGTTCGCCATGACTGTTCAGCCCCTGGTGGGGTTCGACGGTGTGGAAGGAAGTGCGACGAAGCCTGGCCTACTGGGCCTGGTATTCGCCAATTTGAAGTTGGCTTCCCGCCTGTTCGGCTGCCTCAACAGCAGCCTGGTAGCGGGCCGGGTCATGGGCTTCTTCCCACGACAGGCGAACCACGCCACCGGGGCGTCCCGCCCCACCAGAGCCTGCGGCGCCGCTTCCCGAAGCGCCAGAGCCGGAGAACGCAGGCTGGAAGTGATCCTGGGCCTTCATGGCTTCCACCAGTTCGGCCACGGTCATGTCGCCCGTGTTCCCGGCCTTCATGCTAACACGGGGTGCGCCGCTGGCATCCACCACCTGGGCCACGAATTGGCCATCGACTTCGGCAGCCCGGATCTGGCCCAGCAGGTGCGGCATCAGCAGTTCGGCGTTCCCGCCATGGGCCGCCAGGGCTTCCAGGGCAGCGGACTTGGCCACATGCTGGTTCAGGAAGGACATGGCCTTTTCGGCCTGGCCGGTAGCTGCGGCCAGTTCTGCCTGGTGCTTCTTCAGAAGCTGCGCCTTCTGCGCTTCGATCTGTTCCCGCACCTTGTCTTCGGGCGTCCAGTTCGTCATTTCGCCCACCTTCTTCAGCGCTTCCCGCGCCGCGTCTGCGTCCAGCCCTTCAAAGGCGGCCAGCCGTTCGGCGGCCTGGCGGAAGTTCTGCCGTTCCTTCTGGAGCGAAGACCGCAGCCCGCCGATGTCTTCCAGGGCGTAGGTGCCGACCTGTTCCACCTGGAGGTAGAAGCGGCCATCATCGCCCTGCTGGTAGTGGCTGGCCAGGTCGGCAGGCACGCCGTCCGTGGTTTCCAGGATTGCCTTCAGCGGCATTTCAAGTTCCCCGTGTCATGGGCCTTCCCGGCCCAGGGCGCCCGCGGTCTGCGGGCCTGCGCAAGCTACTGCGGTTAGTAGACGGTTTCAAGTTCGGTTCCGGTGTCCGGCGGTTCGTGGCCTGACAGGTCCATGGTCCCGCCTGTTTCCTGGGCGATTTCCTGGGCCAGAAGCAGGTCGTGGTCTTCGTGGTTGGCCACCCCTGTCCTGGCAATCCTGGCGGCATACATTTCGGTGTAGCTGTCCGCCAGCGACTGGAACAGCGGTTCGTCAGCGGTCACTTCGCCGTCTTCGATGGTGAAAGCCAGGCCCCTGCGGTCGGTGGTGACTCGGATCAAAGTGATGCCCTCAACAGCCAGGTGCGATCCGCTTCTGGAAGCGCACGGAACCAGGACTGTTCCGTGATGCGCACGCCCCGAAACAGGTCCACGATGAAGTCAAAGCCATGCGGGTCACGGGCCAGCAGCGCAGCCGGGTCCGCATAGAGGTATTCAGCATACATGCTGGTGATTTCCGTGGCAGAGTGGTTGTAGACGCGCCCAAAGTAGCCGTCCAGGAATTGGTCACTCCAGCCGCGTTCGCCCAGGCTGTTGATGGCTTCCTGCGGCGGCAGCCGCAGCGATCCGTCAGGCTGTCGGACAGCAGCGCGGAACTTCCGGTAGGCCAAGGCGTCCTGCGACCATGTTCTGGTTTCGATGGTGTGGCCCAGTTCGTGGACATATACGCGGGTCTTGTCTGCGGTGTCGATCCGAACATACTTCCCCGCTCTGCCGTCTGCGTGCGCACGGTTGCCTTTGCGCATCATCACCAGTTCGACATCATGGGCGCCTGTCGTAGCGGATTCCTTGCGCAGCATTTCTGCTGCCCTGCCGCGCAGATATTCCATCACATCGTCCTGCGCCCTGGTGCTGATTCCATCAGCGGATCTGGACGCCTTCGCCGCCTTCGCTCTGGCCCAGTCGTCATACCAGCCGCCCCGCATCATCACCGCGTCCAGTTCGGCTTCTGACATGGCGCCCAGCGCCGCCTTGGCTTCTTCCAGGGTCAGCGCATCAGCCTGCCCTTCCCGCCGCCACAGGTTGTTCAGGAAGTCCTGCGCATCGTCCACCTGGGCCTGGTGCTTGCTGGTAAAGCCCACAGAACGCCGCTGGCCTTTGCTGCTGAAATACGGCTGGCCTTTTTCGGCCATCTTCAGGTCCAGGTTTCCCTGACCGCCCTGGGCGATCTTGTCCCTGACCACCTTGGCGAACTTCCCCGCCGCTTCGTCATGCTCTGCGCTGCGCTTCAGCCACACATCGCGCTTCTTGTTGAAGTCGCCCACGATGGCCCGGTATTCGTCTGCGGACGCACGCCGCGCCTGGTCGGTGATTGCCTTTCGGTCGCGCAGCAGTTCCTGGTAGAGTTCTTCCAGCTTTTCGCGCTGCCAGGCCAGGCGGCTGATTTCGTCGCCGTGTTCGGCCAGCAGTTCTTCGCGCAGAGCCGTGGCGCTTCCTTCGGGCGGCTTCGCCACCGGCGGTTCCGGCAGCACTTCCGGGTCCGGCGGCAGGTCCGGCACGGTGATGCCCTCCAGGCTTTGAAGTTCGCGCAGGGTCAGGCGCCTGCCGTCTTGGAAGAACTGATCGAACTTGATTCTGCCGCTGCGGAACAGGTCTGCCCGCGCTGGCCCCAGGATCTGGTTCTGGACCGCGGCAGGCTGCTGGGCCAGCCATTGGCCATAGTTCAGCGGCGTGGGTGACAGGCCCGAAAGCCCAGTCTGGACATCGCGCATGGCGCGGCGCCCCAGGCGCGGGTCGCGCAGATTGATGCCCAGTTCCTTCCAGGACTTGGTGATGGGCACCGTGGTGCTGCGGCATTGGTGGTGGCTGGGCGGTCGCGGCCCTTGGCCCACAGGGAATTCCTTGCCGTCCAGCGACATACAGATGTCGGTTGTGCGGGCGTCCAGCGTGGCCACATAGCGCACAGCCTTCACGATGTCGGCATTGGCTTCGTAGGTGGCTTCGCGGGCCACCTGGGCGATGTGATTGGTGCTGGTGCGGACCAGCGTGCGGACATTCCGGCGCACCTGACCGGCCAGCGGTGCGTTGCCTGCGAACTTCCCACCGCTGGCAGGCCCCATCAGTCGCCGCACCAGCTTTTCCGGCGGTTCCCCCAGGTTCAGGCCAATGTTCAATTGCTCCCGCACCTGCGACATCGCAGAGTCGCCCACGCGGGCATACCAGTCGCGCAGCAGGCGGCCCTGGAAGGGCCTGCTGGACAGCGATGCCCGCAGCAGCGGCAGGTTCACGCTGTTGAAGGCGATGTCCAGCGGCACCGCCCGTTCCAGCGTGGCCCTGGCCCACTCCGCTTCGCTGGCGCCGATCCGCAGCAGGCGGCCCTGCGCGGTCTGGCCCATGACGCGGAAGCCACCGGCGATCTGACCTTTCAGCGTGTCCAGCATCTGCTGGTAGCGCTTCGTGGTCATTACGCCGTGGTCATAGCCACGCCTGGCGATCACACCCAGGCGCACCCGCAGGGTGCTTTCAAGTTCGGGCAGCAGCCGCGTGTCCATGAACTGGACCATGCGGGCCACTTCGCGGTTCTTCAGTTGCTCCAGGTAGACCGCGTGCCTGATGCCGCGATCCAGCAGCCGATCATTCACGCTGGCCATGCTGGCCTACTCCTGGTCCTGGTCCTGGTCAGGCTGGCCGCCCACGCGGTCCAGTTCGTCGGCTTCTTCTTTCCCCACGGCGTCGATTTCCGCATCCACATTCACTTCGTCTGCCAGCAGGCCACGCCGCTTCACTTCCGCCAGGTAGGTGCGGTGGGTGATCAGGTTCCTGGCCTTCATGTCCAGCAGCGTCTTGTGGTCGGCGTCTGCGGTCAACATCACGCCAAAGTCATTGAAGATGTCCACCGCGAAGTCATCCGGCAGCGCTACCTTCACCCATTCGGCGGCCATGCCGTAGGCTTCTTCCATGGCGTTGGCCAGGCTGGTGATCCACGCCTGAACGCTGCTGTGCGTGCGGGCTTCGCCCATGGCCCTAGCCGTCGCCGTTTCGCCGCCGGTGGCCTTCATCAGCGGCTGGAGTCCCAGCACTTCCATGCGGGCTTCCAGCGCTTCCAGGTCTTCCTTGCCCGCGCCGATGGCCTTCCCGCTGTGTTCCACATACTTCAGATCCGCCTGCGGGTCCGTGCTGATCACCAGGTTGCTGGGGCCGATGGTGATGCCGTTTTCGTATTCTTCTTCCGTGAAGCCGGAGCCGAACAGGATGCCGACACGGGCGAAGCGCAGGATGTTCCGCTGGTCGGACATGCTCTGCCAATGCGCCAGGTTCAGCCATGCCAGGTCTTCCAGCGGCGGTTCGGCTTCCATGGCGCCCACCTGCCCGGTGTAGAAGGTCACCAGCGGCACGCGCCCGAAGGTGTGCCTGCCGCTTTTCGCCAGCACATACTTCTTGCTGTCGCCCTTCTGCTGCCACAATTCCCAGGCGTCCGGCGTGATCACCCGGATGTCGCGCCGCGGCTTCTCGGCGTTGTCTTCCGTGTCCACGCCGTCTTCGAAGTAGCGCAGGCGGGTGACGCGCAGGCTGCCGTCCAGTTGGACGCTGCTTTCTGCGCCAATGATGTTTCGCGGGCTGATGCGCACGAAGTAGGGCCGAACGCCAGACGCCCGTTCTTCCGCAAGCGTGGTGATGGCGCCTTCCGTCGCAGGGAAGTCCACCAGGATGTGGCCCAGGCCCCAGGCCACGCCGTCTTCGAAGATGGACCGGCAGAACTGCGTCAAGTCCTTGCCGCCCAGGTTGGCGTTCTTCTGGATGGCCGCAAGCTGGTCCGGTAGCGTGTCGCCCTGCTTCACCACCACCGGTTTGCTGAACGGCTTTGCCGAAAGCTTTTTGATGGTGTCCGACATGGCGCCGTAAAGGTAGGTGCGGTTCAGCCGCGCCTGGTAGGCCAGGTGGTCTTCGCGGGGTTCCTGTGGCAGCCACTTGGTCCCGGCACGGCGCATGGCGCGGGTTCCCCCGCGCAGGTCGCTGATCAGTTCCCACGCAGCGGCCATGCGCTGCTGGGCCAGGCCCTTGGTGTCAATGTCGTGTCCAGCCATCAGCCGCCTGCCTCCATGATGTCATGGTGGTTCTGGCACCAGGTTTCAAGTTTCACCAGCCGTTCGGTTGTGGCTAGTCGTAGCGCCGCGATTTCCTTGGCGGTGTCGCGCCGCAGGTCTTCCATGCGCTTTTCCACATCAGCCTGTCGCTGATACAGGGATCGGACGAACCAGAGTGAAGCCAGCAGCAGCGAAGTCGCCACCGCCTGAAGCGCCGCAATCAGGACATCATTCGGGATCAATGCTCTGCTTCCCTTCCAGTAGTGCGTAGACGGATTCCCCGCGCTTCCTTCGGCGCCAGGTCCAGTAGAGGTGGGCGGCCACCACGGCGGTGATCACCACCAGGCACAGCTTCACGAATGCGACCACATTGGCCAGTTGCTGTTCCATCCAGGTGCGCTGTTCGCGGTCCTGCGCGGTCCCGCCGTTCTGGATGTAATCCAGCATCTGCCGCTTGGTCCATTGTTCGACATCCTCTGGCAGCGCTTCCTGGGCCTGCTGCTGGTCGCGGGCATCTTCGCCGTCCGCCACTACGATGTCGGTGGCTGCCGTCAGGGCGTAGGCGGCGCCAGCGGCCCAGGGGTTCATGGTCAACAGCAGGGTCAGGAGCGTGGCTGGCACCGGCACCAGCGCCGTGTGCGTCACATCTTCGCGGATGCCGCGGGCACATCCGGCGAGAATCGCGGCGGTCAGGAGTCCTGCGGGCAGGTGTTTCAGCATCACACGGCTGCGGTCTGAACCCTGGTCTTCCCGACACTATGGGCGCGTTCGATGTAGTAGCCTAGGGCATCCGTTAGGTGCGTCAGCGTGGAATCGTGCTTCTTGTCCAGTTCTCCGCTGCCGCCTTCCAGCAGGATAACCCCGTCTAGGTCTTCCACCAACATCGGCGCCTTCGTCGGGTCCACCAGCAGGTGGATCTTCCCATCGCTGGACCGCAGACGGCTGTTCACGGCGTTGACGCGCACCCGCTCCCGCGGGTTCTGGCGCGGCACGCGGAAGGTCACCCGGTTGGGGAACGCCTGGCGCAGTTCGTCACGGATCAGATCCCAGTCGCTGCCGCGGACCTTCGCCGTGCCCCTGGCGCCGCCGGTGGCGTCACCGTAGCAGACCACCTGGCCAGCGTGCTGGCCCCAGTCCTGGATCAGCTTCCGGCACACGGCTGGCGTGGTGCTGTTGCGCGGGATGTGGACTTCCCCAATAGCCGCTGTCACCAGGTGGTCCACATCGTCGCGGCCCTTCAGCCAGTCCCGCGTTTCAAGTTCCTGGCACACCACCGCGATGCCGGGCGACACATTGAAGTCGAAGCAGAACACCAGCGTGGCCCGCGGGTCGTAGGGCAGGCCGGTCACACAATGCTTCGACCTGTCGAACGGATAGTAGGCCCTGCCTGCGAAGTTGACGAAGCTGCCTTCGTATTCCTGCTGGAAGGTCAGTTCGTCCAGTTCGGACCTTGCCGCTTCAATCTCGGCGGCGTCCAGCACCGTGCTGCTGGTCCAATGGTGATAGCCCCAATCCGCCTGGCTGTCCGTCTGCGCCTTCTGCGCGATGCGGTAATAGTGGTTCCGGCCTTCGGGCACGCCGATCAGCCAGGCGCCGCCGACCCTGCCGACCGTGGACAGCGCTGGCCGGATGTTCTCCCGCCACACGCCTTCTTTCATGTTCCCGTATTCGTCGCAGCAGATCCAATCCAGCGGGCGGCCTTCGATGCGTTCCGGGGCGTCCAGGCCCAGCACCGTGATTTCGGCGCCGTTGACCAGGTGGATGGTCAGTTCAGACGCCGACCGGCCACGCACCGCCCACTTCGGCAGCAGCAGGTTCAGGTCGCGCCAGTAGATTCGTTTCGCCTGGGCGTAGGTCGGCGCACCAAAGACGAACCAGCCCTGTGGCCGGTCGCAATTCAGCGCAAGCTGGACGCCGCGCCGCTTGGCCAGTTCCGTCTTCCCCGATCTGCGGCCAGCAGGCACCACCTGGAAGCGCCGGTGGTCGTTCCACAGCCGCGCCTGGTCAGCGTGTGGCCGCAGGACAGACCAGCGCGGGGTCAGCAGTTGTGCCTGTGCCGCGGCCATTTCAAGTTCAGCGGCGCCGCAGCGTGTCTTCGGCCTTGCGCCAGCGCTTCTGGCACCGCACGCACCGGAAGTTCATGCCATTGGCGTTGAACTCGTCGTAGGTGGTGCTGGTGATCTGGTGGCCGCCGCGCCAGCAGCGGAAGCGCCCCCACAGGTTGCGCAGCCAGGTCACAGGTCGAACCTAGGGCTGCCCGTCAGGCCAGGCGCGGCCTTCGGGTTCACGGCGTTGATGCGCTTCCGCAGCGCAGCAGGCTTCACCAGCGGTTCCTGGATGTGCTGGCCAGGCTCCGGTTTCGTCATGGTCCAGGCTGTGAAGGTGCCACACGACGGGCACCAGTCACGGTCCATGCCTTCCTTCGGGTTCCGCCAGGGCCATTCCTTCCAGGCCAGGACCGCACAGCCGCCTTCGTTATGCCCGCGGCAGCGCCACACCCGCCAGTTGTCGGTGGCGGCCTTCATGCGTTCCCCCTGCGCCATGCTTCGCCGTGCTTCTCGGCCAGGTCGGCGGCTTCCCACAGCGTATTCGCCCGCTGCTTGCGGCACTTGTCTTCTGCGGTCTTCGCCCGTTCCGTCAGTTCGGCCACCAGCGGCTGGAACGGCGACGATTCGCGCAACATCAGGCGGTCCATGGCCACGGTCGCAGCAGGCGGATCGGTGGCGGGCTGCTCCGGCTGGGGCGCGGCCATGGCCTGTTCTTCCAGCCGTTCCACGGCTTCGATGAGCCAGCCGGGGAATTGCCGGTCTGCCTGCGTGGCGTTTTTCGTTCGTAGGGTTCCCGAAAGGGACTGTGACATGGTGATGTTCCTGGGCGTCATTCTGCCGGGCTGGGCACCGTGCTGTCCATCCCCGTGACGGCAGCACGGATGCGGGCGGCGATGGCTTCCGGCGTGTCCAGCACCGCGGTTTCGAATTGGTAGCGGTCGGGCCGGTGGGCCTTCAGCATGAAGATCGTCAGCGCCGTTTCATAACGCCGCTTGAAGCCGCATTCCACGCCTTGGTGAAACACAGGTTCGTCCACGCCTTCGATGGCCCGCCGCAGGGCGCTGGCTTCCAGATCGTCGATGTTGGACTCGTAGCACTCCTGCCAGTCCACATCGAACTGGGGGAACTCCCTGCGGTGGCGGTAGGCAGTTTCCCTGGACACTCCGGCCACGGCAGCAGCCTGGGACACGCTGCGCGTCTGCCGGAGAGCCGCCAGGAACTTCCCGTGCCATCGGGTATTCGGCTTCCGCGTCTTTTTCTTCGGTGTGGCCCTTGTCATACTTCCCGTGTGACTGTGCCAGTCAACGGACAGCATACTGGCTGCCCGCAGGATTCCAACCAATGGCCCACCGCAGCTTCCGTAAATCCAGGCAGCCAGGCAGGGTAGACGAATTGCCCACCAATAGCTGGCGGCCCTTGCTGCTGAACGAAGTGCGCAGGCTCCTGGCTTTCAAGTTGGAACCTGGCTGTGTGACGGTCGAACGCTACCTGCTGGCCCTGCTGATCGGTGAACGCCAGCGGCTGATTGCTGCGGCTGAAGCCGCCCGCTGGCTGATCGAAGTTCTGGACGCCGAAGGGCTGGTGGAACTTGAGCCGGTCCACCAGGACATGGGCGAAGATGCGCCGGTGCTGGAGCGTGCCGCCTGGGCTGTCCGGGGCCTGCTTGCGCAGGCGGACGGCATCAGCGGTGGCCAGGACGAAGACGCTATCTGCTGATCTGCTGATCTGCTGATCTGCCATCTGCTGATCTTCGTCCATGTATCCATGGACGGATATCTGCCGATCAGCCGCCTGCTGCTGGCTGGCTGAAAGCCGATCCTAGGCCCTTCCTGGGCTGGTCCGCGCAGAACCTGCTGCGGCGCCCATTTCAAATTGCTGATGCTGTGGTGCTGGGCGATGCGGCCACAACCGGCTGTGGTTCTGCTGCCGAAGCAGGCCCGCAGATTTTCCCAGGTCCCGCGGGGTCACTTCGCTGACGGTTTGGCGCGAAGGCCGCCCCGCGTGATGATCAGCCGCCGCCAGGGGCCATCAGCGGCCCAGCAGCGCCGCGACTTCTCCGCAGGTTCTCCACCGTTCTTCCACCAGGCCACCGCGGCTTCGTGGAATCTGACTGGTTCGCCGTCCGCACCGATCCACCAGCCTGCCGCGGTCGGCAGGTCGGCTGGTTCCCCCAGGCGCACCTTCACAGGCCAAGCGCCAGCGCCGCGTGGTCCGCGACGATGCCCAGGCAGAACCCCAGCAGCAGCAGGGCCATCATCACGGCAGCGTCCAGCAGCCGTGGATAGTCCCTGTGGTGGTCATTCTTCCAGGTTCGCACAGGAGCAGGATACGCCCGGATGTTCTTCAGCAGCGCACCCTTCACCCTGGCTTCGATCCAGGGCCGCCTGCGGCGGCCTCTGCGGCGTCTGGGCGCATCCAGCCGTCTTCGCAGCCAGCAGGGCCATGGAAGCCGCCAGAAGGCACCAGGAAGCGCCTGTGACGGTGGGCAGGCCGCGGGGGATGTCGGGTTTTTCGTGCTTGCGCATCATGGCTGGTGCGGTGCCGGGCACACCGGCGCCCGTAGGGTTAGTGCCTAACCCTACATGCGCCGCACCTTGGTTTCAAGTCTGCCGCTGCGGGCCTGGCCGGTGCGGGCCTGGCCGGTGGGGCGCCCGCCAGGCAGAACTTTCGGAAAGTCAGAAAAAAGACAGGGAAAGGGGTTGACGGTTTCAAGTTCGTAGCCGATAACTCTGATGTCAGCGGCACCCGCCGCACCAACCCCACGAAGAACCATGACCCTGACCCCCCGACAGTTCGGCGTTGAAATCGAAGTTGGCGGTATCTCCATCGCCCAGGCTGGCGCAGCGCTTCAGCAGAACGGCACCAGCCCGTCCGTTAGCGGCACCCAGGTCTTCCACCGCCACACCACGCCGTTCCTGCGCGACACCTGGAAGGTCACCTATGATGTCACCGTGTCGGCTGAAGTGGTCAGCCCGCCGCTGCGTGACACCGCGACTGTCGAAGAAGTGATGCGCTGCCTGCGCGGCGCTGGTGCCCGCACAGACCGCCGCTGCGGCCTTCATGTCCATGTGGACATGGCCAATGGCCAAGGCCAGCCGATGGACCTGGCGGCGCTGAAGCGCCTGGCGAAGCTGTGGCTGAAGATCGAAGGCACGGTGTTCGGCCTGGTCAGCGCCAGCCGCAGGACCAGCCGCTGGTGCCACCGCCTGGCCCGCCGATTCCAGGACAGCGTTGCTGCCCACAGCAGGATTGACGGCGCCCGTTCTCCGCGGGAACTGTTCAGCGTCTGCGGCGGCACCCGCTACATGGCGATGAACCTGGCGCGGACACTCCAGAGCAGCCCGACCATCGAATTCAGGCTCCACCAGGGCAGCCTGAACTTCCGCAAGGTGGATGCCTGGATCCGCCTGTGCGTGGCGATTGTCGAAGCCGCCCAGCGTGGTGTTGAAGTCCAGCCCAACCAGCGCCTGGATGATGTGCTGCCGGTCGAAGACATGCTGCGCCTGGTGTTCGGCACCAGCGTCAGCCAGCCGTCGCCTGCCGTCCAGCGCCGCCGCGGGAACTACCGGAACAGCCGCCGCGGCGCCATGTGGGCTTACTTCGACACGATGGGGCCGAGTGATCCTAACCTGGCCCGCGGCGCCGCCGCCGCCTGGCTGGCGCGGAACGCCGCCGCCAACCTGGGCGAACCCTACACCTACGCCATCCAGCAGGTCAGCGGCTGGCGGAACTACCGCCTGACCGCGAACGCCGCCGCGCCCGCCACGGTGCCCGCGGACCTGCTGCGCTTCTTCACCCAGCGCTTCGCCCACTTCGGCGTGCGTCCGACCACGCAGAACCAGGCCGCCGCCACTTCTGGCGGCACCACCGTTCAGGCCACCAGCGTGGCCGCCACCACCGGCACCTACGCTGTCGCCAGTTGACCTTCTGCTGACCTTCTGCTAACCTGCCTTCTGTCCCTTCAACCCCACGAAGAACCATGTGCCTGATCATCGCCCGAACCACCAAGGGCCACACCGACTGGAAGCTGGCCGACTACGCCGCAACGCGCAACCGCCACGGCTACGGCGTGGCCTGGCCCCGGCCCGATGGCCGCGTGGGCCTGTGGACCAACATGGACTGGGCGCCAATCCGCCGCAAGGCGTTGGCGCTGGAAGAAGCCGGGTTCCCTTTCGTTCTCCACATGCGCTACGCCACGAACGGGGCGAAGGTGAAGGCGAACTGCCATCCGTTCCGCATC